ATTTTCGAAAAAAAAAAAAAACATTTCCATCCTTTTTGGATAAAAACATACAAATATAAAGATACTAATACATCTTAAATAATATAAATTAATAATATATATTGGTATTAAAAAAAGTATTATGGTTAAATAAAAGTTTTTTAGTATTTTATTAGTTTTTTATATATTTAAATAAAAATCTTTAATTTTAAATAGTCAAAATATAATTATTAATATATATAGAGAAAATTTAATATTATACATATATATATAAACAATGACTGAATTTAAGTGTCAGTTATGTGATAAAACTTTTGAAACTAGCGTATGCTTAGAAAATCACACCAATAAAAAAACTCCATGTGCTTTTATATGTAATTTATGCGGTCTAAATTTTTTATCTAAACAGTCTTTAGATAAACATAAGAATAAAAAAATTAAATGTGATACTATCACCAAATATCAATGTAATAAATGTCGTAAATATTTTACTCAAAAACATACGCTAATAGAACATACATCAATTACATGTAAGAAATATACACCAATTGATTTATTACCTCAATCATATGATAAAATATCAAATGAAAAATATTCTGATATAGAATATATAATAGAACAAGAAATACCTACCATTTGTAAAGTTAATTTAATATATACATACCATAAACATATAAAATTGACAAAGGATACTATTCAAAGTATTATAGATTGTCCAACCATGGATATGAAAGTAAAAATTGCTTTTATAAAAAATTCAGAAGAAGTTGCTCATAATAATTTTGGAGAAGAAAAAATAGATTATATAGATGATAATTATTTTAGAGTATTATTAACGAGTTATACTATTGAAGATGCTTATATTAAGTTAATAAAAGATATATATCTAAATAAAGATCATGTTGAAAATATAACTGTATCTATCACCAATATTAATAATAAATTTGGACTTGTTTATAAAAATGATAGATGGATAAATATATTAAAAACAGATTTAAAAGAAAAAATATACGAAAGAGCTTTACATCTTATAAGAGAGAATGCGTTTAAACTAAAAAAAGAAATAGAAAAAACACAAAGAAATCAGATTGCTACATTTTTAGCAAGAAAATTTGATGATGATGCTCATTTAAAAGATGTTAATGAAAAAATGTTATTACTTTTTTATAAATCTAATATATAGTAGATGTTATTAGATAAATATTATTCTGAAAAATATTTAATATTTTTAGATATTGAATTTCAGACCTTTAATATTAAAGGTAGACAAACTCCTTATATATTAGAATTAGGTGTTATTGTATTTGAAAGAGGAAAGATTAATCCTGTGTTTATAGACCATGTTAACTTCCCTGTATTACCATTTGAGAACATCAGATTAATTGGAGAAGAATATGCTACAGTTTCAAAACAAACGGAAGATCGTCTAATTGAATTAGAACAAAAATTTATATTATCATCTAATTTAGAAGATGTTAAATCAAAAGAAAAATTAATATCTTTAGTTCCTAATGCTACTGTTAGATCAATCTTAAAAACAGCAATTAAAGAAAATAATCAAAAAATATTAGATGATAATAAAGATCTAATATTAAAACATGCGAAAAAAGCTACATATAATTTATTTTATAAAAGAATACCAAAAGAATACCAAGAATTATTTAATACTTATATGAATTTATATAAGAATGATAAAGATGTAATTAGTAGAATGTGTAAGCCTAAAGAATATTTAAGTTTATTAAATAATTACTTTAAAGATGGATTATTCGTTCATAAAGAAACAATGGATCTTGAAGCTATATATAATGATTCAATATATTATAAAATACCAATTAGTAATAAAAAGAGATATGACATTGCTATATTTAATAACGAATTTGCTAAATTAAGTATTTCTCCTTCATTACATAAATCATATGTATATTTATATGAGACAAAAATTAATAAAGATTTAAGTATGTTAAAATACCATAATAATCTAATGACATTAATTACTCCAAAAATGGGACGATTTATACCTCATAATCCGTTAGTTGACGCTTTTATGACTATTTTTGTCTTTTTATTAATGAAAAAATAATATATATATATATTATATATATTATGAGTTTTTCTTTTATTAATGAAGATAATCCTTCAATGTGGAAGTTAACTGAAACAAGAGCATGTAGATCTATGAAAAAGGTAAGAAATTTTTCTCCTGTTATAAAGTCAGTTGAAAAATATAATCAATACCAAGAACAAGAATCTGAACATTTTGGTCAAGATTCTGAACAAGATCAAGATTCTGAACAAGAATCTGAACAAGATCAAGATTCTGAACAAGATTCTGAACAAGAATCTGAACAAGATCAAGATTCTGAACAAGATTCTGAACAAGATTCTGAACAAGATCAAGATTCTGAACAAGAATCAGAACAAGATCAAGACTCAGAACAAGATTCTGAACAAGACTCAGAACAAGATCAAGACTCTGAACAAGATCAAGACTCTGAACAAGAACATTTTGGCCAAGATACTGAACAAGACCAAGATTCAGAACAAGATCAAGATTCTGAACAAGATCAAGATTCTGAACAAGACCAAGATTCTGAACAAGATCAAGATTCTGAACAAGATCAAGACTCTGAACAAGATCAAGACTCTGAACAAGAACAAGAACAAGATCAAGATTCAGAACAAGACCAATACTCTGAACAAGACCAAGACTCTGAAGTTGAACCATTTGAAAATGCTCAATTTCCTGTATTTAGATTATATTATGCTGATTGGTGCCCTCACTGCACTAATGTAAAACCTGTTTTTAAAAAATATATCGGAAATGGAACAAAGACAGTAAATGGTAAAATAGTAGTAGTTCAAATGATTGAAGAAAAGCAAATAGACCCAAAAAATCCTCCTGATATCCAAGGTTTTCCTTCTTTTGTTTTACAAAAAGCAGATGGAGAAACAGTTCCTTTTAATGGTCACAGATCCCCTGATGGTTGGGATAATTTCTTACGTAAACACATTTAATCTGTTATCTTTATTCTACTTAGATAAGCATCTAATAATTTCGTATCATCATTTATTGCAGTCAATGTCATATCATAATTTAAAAATTTTACTACTATTTTTAATTTATAGAGGACAATTATACATACACTTTTTAATTTATATAATATATTAATATTATCATCTTCGTTTACAACAAATTTAAAATCATCATTAAATTTAGATAATGTTTTATCTAAAATATTTTGAATCTTTTTACCTCCAGAATTTATAATTTGTTCTTTTTCTGTGTATTTGATCAATTTGTTATTATCATCCACTATAGAATCCCATATATCATTAAATTGTTCTTTCATCTTATATTCAGCATCTCTTATAATACCATAGTAATCATCTAAACTCTTTTTAATACTTGATTCCATCTCTAAATATTTATTCTTTATTAATGAGAATTCTTCTATTACTTTCTCAATCTTTCTTAAATTTTTCATTATTGTTTTATCCAGTCCACATACATCATTCTTTTTAATAAATTTATATATATTTTCCAATAATAATATCCCAGTATAAACTTTATGTTGTTCTTCAAATATTTTTGATACATATACTATATGATATGTATTTCCATCCTTTTCATATTTCTCATAAGAAAATGGTTTTTGATATTGAATACCAGATTTTGTGGATATAAATAATCCATAATTTATTTTTCTATACGATAAATCATACTTAAATTTATCAACTTCGTCTTCTGGAACAGTGCTATTATAATTCTTTACTTCTACTAATGCCTTTAATCCTGATGGACTTGTTAATTCACCATCCGCATGGTGAGCAATACCTCTTTTAACATCATAATTATATTCAGGAAATTGTTTTACAATTACATCTTCAATTAAAGCTTCAGTAATATCTCCTTTTTTAGTGCTTGTATTTAAACCATATAAACTCTTTGTTAAATCATTTAATGGTTGAATTGACGTGTTTAGAGTTGTCATTAAATCATTTTTTACGGAATAATATTCTAAATTATTTGAAATAGAGTTAAAATAGGTATTATAACCTAATCTAAAAATTGTTTGTAAAATATTTTGAAAATTCTTAGTGGCTTGAATATTTTTTAATTCAGGATATTCGTCTAAATTAACACTAAGAGAAAGCATTAATTTATATATTAATAAATTCTTATATTAAGTATTTGGCGGTAAACTAAAAAATTGATTAATTAAATAATTTAATTTAGATAGATGTTAAATATATATATATATGTTTGAACCAATAAATTCAGTCTTATTTCCAGTATTCGGGTCTTTCCCATGCGTATTAAATTTTTCAAAAAGTAATAGACCTAAAAAAGATCTTATTAACAAACGATTATTATTTATTTTAGATAAGACTGCTTCAATGAGTGAATACTTAAATGAACAAAAAAATTCATCAAAAATGTGTGTTGCTAAAAAATTAATCAAAAAAGTAATTGAATTAAATCCAGATTGTTCTTATGATATAATGCCATTTAATGAAACACCGTTACAGTTGTGTAAGATAGATGATATTGGGGAACCAGAAAAGTGTACTTATTTTTCCCCTTTAGTTCCAGAAATTAAAACACTTCTAAAAAACACTGAGTATGATAGTGTTATATTCTTATCAGATGGAATACCATCTGAACCAGTAATGAATGCTTATTCGGCAATTAAAATGATTGGAAATATAACGAGAGAAAATAAGTGTAATCCAGTTGCGGTTGCTATTGGAACGGATGCTGATGGAGAAGCATGTGCGTCATTTGCTGGTTCACGTGGTTATAATTGTTTCATAAAGTATGAAAAAGATTTAGATTCTGTTGTCAGTAATGTAAATCATGGAATAAATTGTGTTTATGAAATGTTAGAGGCTACTGGACTATATGTTCCAGTAGAATCAGATGGTAATTTTTATTATATTGATACCACTCCGTCAGATAATACAATAAAACCTACTAAAAAATTAGTAGAAAAGTATTTAAATTTAGTAATTATGAAGTATATGATGGATAATAAACAATTTCCATTATTAAAATCTTTAGTTGAACATACAGTTTTACTATTAGATGATGAAACTGAAAAAAAAGAAATTCTTACAGCATTTGAAGAAATATTAAAAGATATTAAGAAAACTGCGAATGAAATGCGAGGTACACCATGTGCTAAATCAGCTATAGCGTCAGTATTTAGAAATACTTCAAATCAAGTTTAATTTATAAATAGTTTAATTTATAAATAGTTTAGTTCCTTTTGGAACGTATACGTTTGTAAAAATCAAACTATAATTTAATTTAATTTTTTATAAAAAATATATACTATATATATATAAATGAGTTATAGTAATAATAAATATCCTAAATGTCCCGCATTAATGGAAGATGGTAAAATATTTACAGATTATCGCGCACACAAAATTGGTGATTTAGATTTAGCCAAAAAAAATAAGATAGTCGGCAGCAATCAATACCGCATGTTTTTACAAAAAAATGGACAATCTTTAATTGTTAATAATAAGGAAGAATTAAGTAAATATGTATGCTCACCCAGAAAGGATAGAAAGTATGATCCTTTAAATGTAACAAACTTTCAAGGTTTTGACAAAAAAAGTATGGCGGCAAATGCTGGAGCTTTCTAATTGTAAACTAGTAAACTTTTAAATATTTAATTAAATATTTAAAATTTATTAATATATTCCATAATCAACCATAAGCCATTTAGAACTTGTTTTAAATAGCTTTACGTGATCTGATATATTACTTAAAACTAATGAGGGTTTAGAGGTAATAATATTACCTAACAACAAGTTAAAATAATAATCTTGTTGTTTAGATCCCACAACTAAATCTAAATAAAGACCATTGTATTTATCATCATTTGGAATATCTATTTCAATAGTGGTATCAAGATTTAAAACATTTAAATTACCATTAAGAATAGTTGGAAGATTAAAATTTGATATACTAACATCATTATATGAAACTATATTTTTATTTACAGTTGATGCGATATGTTGATGAACAATTTGCCATTTTTGATTATAACTTAATAAACAAAGAGAATCACCTTGAGTTTGTAATACTATATTACTTGTATTTTGTGTATAGATATTTGATGAAATATCTAATGTTATATTATTAGTTTGATTATTTACAGTTCCTACTACGATTTGTAAAAATTGACCATTTATAACTGATTGTGGTAAAGATATAACTGGACTTGCATCTGATATTGTTATTATATTTAAATAGTAATTTAGTAAACTACTACTTAATACATTTGTGCTATCTATTATATTTGGAATATAACCAATATTACCAGCGGTAGTTAAATTAAATTTAGGATTGTCATTATTAATACCAATCAACATATCAGAATATAATATATTATCACTTACATTATTTGTTGAATATTTCCAACCTCTATTAGATATAGCAAATACAGGTCCAGATGGATTAACACCAACAATAAAAACATCAAAAGTATGAATTTCACTTACGAAATCATTTGTAGAAATAATACATGAAGTATTTGTTTTACTTGTTACAAATAAAAGTGGTTGAGTGCTAATATCACCTACACTTGAATCAATAAAAACACTTGGTTTATCAGTAGATTTAAATATACCTGGATAATTTATTTGAATTTGATTCGGATTAGTCTCAGTTTGTGATATATATTGAACTGAAAAAGTTGTAGGTAATTGATTTGTAGTGGGATATAATATATTTCCTAATGGATCAATAGTGGCTCTAATAATATGAAGATTATTTTCATTGGAATTAAGCGGTTTAAAATATGACATTTTATATATATAATAATAATAATTTTTTTTTATATTATAGATATTATGAGTAAATATACTGATAAAAATGTTTTTAATAAATATTCAACAATGGGTAATACTAATTTAGTGCCAAATATTGACACCGAATTTAAGAATAAAATATTCGCATTAATAAATACTGGAGATTTTGGAAAATTAAAAGATAATATAAATGAAAGTATTAAATTAACATTTAGTGATCAAAATAATAATTCAGTAGTACATCTTTTATTAAATGTTGATAATAAGATAATTCCAGAAGATACTAAATTAAAAATGCTTAAATATTTTATCAAAAGTGGTGCTCCAGTAAATACATATAATAAATTTAAAAAAACTCCCTTACATATTGCTATTGAAAAGAGTCATCATGTAATTGTTCATTTTTTGATAGAAAATGGAGCAAATCCAAATGCTACAACATTAAATAATTACACTCCGATACAATTAGCAATAATTCCAAAAATTCAAGGTTGTCTTAAAAATATTATTCCTGAAGAAATGTTTCCGAAAGCAAGCAAAGATAGAGATTTAATTAGAATCCAGTTATTTGAATATATTAAAAAAGTATTAACAACAGATGCCCCCAAATTAATAAATGATAATATTATTGCTTGTATTAAAAAAATATTTGATGATTATTTAAAAGTAATTGATCAAACTAAAGAAACTAGAGAATTAATCGCAAAAATACCAGAAGAAATCTTAAAAATTCAAATGAGCACTGATCAATTAGATGTAAAGAATCGTATAATTAACGAAAAGAAAAAAGAATATATTAAAAATTTAGTAGAAAAATTTAATCCAATCGTTAGTGATGATGTTGATAAAGTCTTATTATCTATACCTAATGTAGATTCTATGATAAACATATATTTAACCAGTTTAATGGAAGGCAATGTAACAAAAACAAACATTCAAATAAATAAATTATATGAGGATCAATTAGACCAATTAAAAAATGTTATTAATTTAGTTGAAAAATATTATAAGAATTTTGAAATGAATATATATAATAAGTTAATATTTTCATCTAAACAACAAGCTACTATAACCCATACCAACCCCGCAAATCCCCCTTCTCCCCCTAAATTTAATCATTATATAGTTATTTATTATAATACAAATAATAATTTATATCATTTAGTAATATATACTGATGTTAAAAATTATGATGCTGCTGTTGTGAATAATATACCATTTAATTTAAATAATATTACTCAGATTGATTCAAAAAAAATTACATATAATATACAGCTTCCTGGTTTGGGTGATAATACATACGAAATTACATTTAATAATACAATTTTTAATGTAAATTTAGCGAAGTATATTAAAGATTTTAAAGAATTAAAAATTATATATGATTATCTAAAGAAAATTAATATTCCTGCTTTTGAAAATATAAAAAATTCAAATTCATATAAAATTACCTTATTAAATTATCTAAAAATTAATTCCATATTAAAATACTTTAAAAAAACTAATTTTGATAAATTTATTTACTATTCATTTAATGATGAATTAGGAGGTATTTTTAAAGATCTAACTTTAAATCCACCTCTTGCTTTGGGTGGTATTAATCCACCAGCTCAACAATCTGTTATAAACTTAAATGTTAAACCAAATCCAACTGCTAAAGTTGATATTAATGAAAAAATAAAAGAATATAATGTAAATAATGGAAAAGACTATACTGAATTAGATGATAAAGAAAAATTATACTTAAAAAATTTAAGAGTTGAATTAATTCGTTTAATGATTCAAGAAATAAATACAAGAAATGAACAATCTTATTTTTATAAATTTATAATGAGTGAATTATGTGCCGAACATTTTGATCTTGATAAATATGAATTAAATAAGCCCGATGGAACTGCTCTTACAAAGGATGAAAAAACAAAAATTTTTACTGATAAATTTTCTAATTATTTTGATTATTTCATAGAATTAGATGAAGAAACATTAACGCCTTTAAAACAATTAAAATTTTCATCAAGTCTACCAGATGAAATACAAAATAGAATTACGCCTGAAATATATCCATGTGATGATAGTGATATTTATAATCAAGATAATGACGATAAAGAAGGACCATTAAAGTTATTTAATAATTATCCTGCTGCTCCAGGTGTTTTACCTGTTGTAGATGAACATCCACCAGGAACCCCAAATACAGCTAATAATTATATTCATAAATATTTACAAACTGAACATCCTAAAGATATATACACAGTAGGAAAAGAACCATTACATTATTTACGTCTAAGAATAATTAAACAATTATTAGATAAATATACATCCGGTAAAATACCTGAAATTGAAGCAAGTATAACAAGATTAAATGCATCAGGTATAACCGGAAATACAGATAAATTAAGAGATGAATTATTTATAGAAATTGCCAATAAAATGATAATTGAATTATATAATCGTTATAAACATGAATATGCTAAAATAAAATTATCAAATATATTAGAAAAAATATTGAAACGTGATACTGAAACTGTAGTTGATTTAAGAAAATTATCTGGTATTGATTTCAGATATGTTCCAGCACCAATAATATTTGAAAGAATAATAAAAGAAAAATATTATTATTACAATTATTTATCTCAGGATGAAGATCAATTATGTTATAAAAATAATTACAATTCAATCAAATCATTATTAGACGATTCAACAATAAATTATTCTATTAAAGATTCTGATGGAAATTCAATTTTACATTATTTAGTTAAGATTGAAAATTTTGAATTATTTGATAAAATATATAATAATACTCTTAGAAAGTTTGATAGATTTAAATTACATAAGAATTTAGAAAACCAAACTCCTTTTGATATTATTGAAGGTAGAATTAAAGATATTAAAGATGAATTTTATATTACAGGTAGTTTGAATAAATTAAAATTTTCAGAAATATATTCAGAAAAACTTGTATCAGAATTAAGATTAAATAATGAATTACATAAGATGGTTCCTTTAGTAGAAAATTTATTTAATAATATGTATATAATATTTAATTTAAAAGATAATAATACAGATATATTTAGTGGAAAAATATCAACCTACAATGATTTAATGACCTACAATATAGTACCTATTTGGAATTTAAGTAATTATAATGATACATCTAATGTTCCAATAGGTTTATACAAATTTATTAAAGATAATAAATATAAAATCAATGAAATTGAAAGATATTTAAAACATAATGAATATTATAAAAGATTTTGGGATACAATGGTTCATATAATAACATTGTATGTAACTAATGTCTTTTATTATTTAGTATTAGAATTCTTAAATAATAATGCTCAAAAATTAGGTATTACTGTAACCGAAGCACATTTAAAAGAATTTAAAGATTCTTTATTTATTTATAATGATATTTATGATATGACAGAATTAAATTTAGCTCAAACAATTGTTGTTAATTTATATAAGATTAAATATGATGAAACTACAATTATTGAAAGTAATAATTTAACATCTTTTAAACCTATATTAAAATCTTTTATGAATAAATTAGAGTATGTTTTTACAATTAAAGAAAAAGAAAGTAGTTTTGATGAGCATATGGATAAAATATATAATTATATGAGTAAATATTTTGACATCCTAAAACCAAAGATCCTCTTATTCTTAAATAATTATGTAATATTTTTAGAATTACATTATAATTTGATACAAATAAGAGAAACAATAAAACCAACTTAGATTTTATTTTCTAATTTTTCTAATCTTTTTTCCAATATTTTTATTTTTTCTAATAATAATGGAATAAACCCTATATAATTTACAGTTGAATTATTCTCTAACATTGGATAATTTTCTAATATTTCATGTGCTAAAAATCCATAATTATTAGATCCATTCATTATTAAATCATAATTATATGATTTAATTTTATTTAAATTTTTTAAATCTTCTATTTCTATCTCTCTAATATTCATCTTTTTATCCATACCAGATGTTTGAAATAATGTATTACATGTTATATTACCAATACAATTAATGTCATTACTAATATTAGCAAAACCTAAAATATTTAAGTTTCCATTTCCGTGTATATTATTTGAATTAGTTGTTCCATCAACATACAAATTAGTATTAATCTGTAATTCATTCATTTTACCCCATCCTAAAATATTTAAGTTTCCATTACCGTTAATATTATTTGTATTAGTTATTCCATTAACATAAAAATTATTATTAACTTGTAATTCATTTATTTTAGCCCATCCAAAAAGATTTAAATTACCGTTACTTATAATATCATTTGTATTAGTTGATCCTATAACAGATAAATTACCAACAACAATAGAATTACTAAATAATGTATTACAATAAATATTACTATCACAATTAATATCATTTGATACAAGTAATCCATTAAAACAAGATAATTTATTTAAATATAAAAAACTATTCTCAACAATATTAAATCCAAATGTTCCACTATTAAATAGAGAATTAAAATTCATAATAATATTTGCTCCTCCATAAGTTTGATTAGTATCACCAAAAGTTATAATATTTCCTGCATATGATAAATTACTACCAACTAATAAAGAAGATACTGATATACCATTTAATACACTTAAACTTTTGTTGATTAAAACATTAGACTTAATATTTGAGAATCCAACAATATCTACATTTTTATTAATATACGTATTACCGTTAATAAATACATCACTTAATAAATTAGATTTATTTCTAACAATTAAATTTCCATCAATATTTAAATTTCCCTGAATATTTGAATTTTTTAAAATAATTAAATTTGAATTACCAATAATATTACCTTTTATGTTAGCAATATTACCAACAATAATATTATTATCAACATTACAATTTTGAACCAATAAATTTCCAACAATTTGTGCATCTTTATTAATAATAATATTACCGCCAACTAATAACTCACCATTAATATTACCATCTTTAGACACTAATATATTTGAAATATTCAGATTACCATTATTCGAAGTTAAAACAATATTTGAATTATATAATAAATTTCCATTAATAGTGTTTATTAAATTATTACTTAAGTAAAGAGAATTTGTTAATACATTTCCATTTATATTTGCGTCCATAAAAACAAACAAATAATTACTGGTTGATAGATTACCAGAAATATTCGCACTATTATTAAAATATACATCATTATTAATATTAAAAGAGTTAGTATCGTAAGCAAAATTAATTATACCAGTATCTTGATTATTAACAAAATTTAATGCTACATCAGTTAAATTATTAATAGATCCTAAATTTAATGAATTTGTATTAAGAATATTAAATGTAGAAGTTCCATCAACTGATAAATTACTATTAAAACTAGCATTTTTTGTAACAACTAATGTATTACTAATTGTAACTGGTCTATTTGCTGATAATACACCATTAATAGTGGTCCCACTCAAAATAGTAGAACCACTGACTGTTAAACCTAATAAAATTTCTAAAGAACGATTAAAATAAGCAGATTGGCTAAATATAAACTTACTTATACTAGGAGAGTAAGTTAATATACCTGGATTTTGTTGTGAATTAAAATATATATTAGTATTTGCTACAGTTAATGCACTTCCAATATTAATTGCTCCTACAATTCCAACATCACTTGTAAATGTAGCAATATCGTTTACGTATAATTGTTGAGTATTCATTTTATTCTCAAAAAAAGATACACCTGTTATATTTAATCCATTTAGTCCATTAATATTACCACTTACAGTTAGATTATTACCAATATTACTAAAAGAAGTATTTATTTGTGAAACAGTTAAATTACCATTAATATAAGTATCATCAAGTATATTTAATTTTTGATCTATATTAAAAGTCTTATTTGTAGAATTAAAATATATATTTCCGGTATTAAATAGACCTTTAAATTGAATTGTAATATTACTACCCTGAATAGAAGCATTTCCAATAGTCATTATGTTATTTCTATAAATAAAACTATTTGTAATATCAACGTTATATAGTATAACATTTCCTGGAATATTAAAATTATTAGCAGTAATATTTAAATCAGTAGCTAATAATTCTAATGGTTTATCAACTCTACCTAATTTTAAAATATTATCAGTAAAAATAGAAACAATATTAGATAAATTTGAATCAGGTTGAAAACTTACATTATTAAAAGTTAAAGTTTTTTGAGTAGGATCAGTAGAAGCAATTTTATTAATGATACTTCCTTTTTGAATCATTAGTTTATCAGTACTACTTAAACTTGCAGTATTTTTTGTAATTAAACTATCAATTAAATATATATTTTTAACATTTAATACATCTAAATCTAATACAGTTGGTATTTTTGTAGCAGCAGTAGTAGTAGAAATTTGAGTTTTACCTATAGAATTAATTGGCCTGGACATAATAGTAGATTAGAAAATTATTGTTTTATATCTTCAAATATTTCAATTGTTAAAGAAACATCAATATTATTAAAATCGTATAATAATCCATCAGCAGTATAAAATGAAAATTCTAAATAACTTAATGAAAATATTGGATCTAATAGTTCTTGACCAATCTGTATAAAATCATTATATATAACTGAATTTGGAGTTCCAGATAATAATAATTTAGCAAAGATATTTTTAACATTCTTTACATCAATAGCATCTTTAAATATATAATTTATTGTTACATATATATAATTATCACCATTTAAATTAAATAATGTATTATTAATAATATTTGAATTAGTTATTCCTAAACTATTTAAATTTGAATCAAGCTCGTATTCTGTAATATTTGTAATTGTTTTTGAATATATTGTTACAGCATTATATTCTCCAACATTTCTAAATCCTAATATATTTCCAATTGTTCCAGTTGTATTAAATAATAAACGACTTTGTAATGGCTTTAATACTGTAATAGCAACTCCTCCACCATTACTTGTTGTTGTTGAACTGGGATTATATTTATTTAACTTGATTTGATAATTTTCTGAATCAATAATTGATTCAATTGTAAAAGTCTGATTTAAAGCAGTATCTGGAATTGTTTCAGTTGTAATAGCTCCACTAATAGTAATAGAATCTCCTATATTTAATTTATGATTTGGATGATTTACAATAATTCGGTTAAATCCATCGGTAAATACAAAAGTAGATAATTTAATGGCATTTGATAAAATAACTGTTGTGTAGAAACTAATTGAAAAAATATTAGAAGTTTGAATAATTGAAATTGTTGCTGAATGATCATTTAAATAAATAATTTGTGTTGAATTTACATTTAATTGATTTACACGTTTAACAGTTGCTATTTGTGTTTGAATTTCTGTTGCTAATTCATCAATAGTGTAATTACCAGGAGTTACTTGAATACTATATTGATAATCTCCATCATCTACATTTTGCCAATATAATAAATTATTTTGCTTAGCAGGTGGATAAGATTTAATTGTTTTTTCTGTATTTGGAATTTCAGTAGATAATAATCTTATTTTTTTAACATGATTAAAATTTTTTCCTAAATTATATTTGAAATGATTTGAATCTGGAAATCCTTCAATTACATTTGAGATACGACTTATAATAATATCAGACCCCCCAATTCCAGTTGTATTTTTTAGCACAGATAAATTTGTATTATCTGTTAATCCAATTGTAGCAACAGAGTTTAAACTAACTTGATAATAATCAATTGATAAGACATTAACAATAGTTAACGAAGATTGTGATTGATTAATATTAATTGGATAATTTGAATTAATATTACTAAGTGGAATTCCGTTTAGAGAATATAATTTAGCATTAATAAGTTGATTGTTATTTAAAACTGGTAATATATTAATTTTAATATAAAAATAATCATTTGTAGCAATATCAATTCCATTTGTAAAATAAATATTGTGTATTTTATTTATATAATTAATTGGAATGTTGTCAAAAATTGTATTATTCTCAGCATTTCCAATGAATCCTTCAATTAAAATAATATAATTATAATTTGAATTTAAATTATGATTTTCATATTCAACTCTAACATAATAACTATTTTCAATAAAAGCAATTTTTACTGAAGATACTAAAACATTAAGATTAATTAAGATGATTTTATCGTTATAATTATAATTATGATTCGGATCGTAAATTGTTAATAAGTTTGAATTTTTCTGAAAATAAAACGGATTTGTTCCTAAAAAATGTTGAACAGAATCTAAAACATTTTTTGGAGTCTTATCTCTATATCGTGAGTCTATATTAATTCTTGTTACTTTTGTATTTGCTTTTGTATTAGAGATTGGAATAACTTTTCTTCTTGTATATTCATCTAAATGAAAATTATCTTTAATAATAGAACGACTGCGTTGATTGGTGAGATATTCTATAGATTCTTCATTTTCTGTATTATTAAAATTTGACATTTTATCTTGTTTGTTGTATAAATTTTGTCTTACATAATTGTTTGTATCAATAAAGTTATTTGTTTGTAAATTTTTAGATTTATCATCTAAATTTGTAATTACTGTCGAGAAATTTAAATTTGTCTTTTCCATAAAATAATTTAGTTAATTATTTTTAAATACTTAATTATTAATTCTTATTTTTTAAATAATAATTATCTTTATTATTTATATATATAATATGAGTTTGATCGGAGGAAAAAAACGTAGAGTTTCTAAGAAGAAAGGCGGCGCCTCTGGCGGCCGCTCTGGTGGAGTTTCAGGTGGCCGCTCAGGCGGTCGCTCAGGTGGTCGCTCTGGCGGCTTAAGCGGTGGCCGTAAACGCAGAGCCGCTAAGAAGAGCTCCAAGAGAAGAGGAGGTGCTTCAGGTGGTGTATCTGGTGGTCGCTCAGGTGGTCGCTCAGGCGGATTAAGCGGTGGCCGCAAACGCAGAGCCTCCAAGAAGTCTAAGAAAGGTGGTGTATCCGGTGGTCGCTCCGGTGGCCGCTCCGGTGGTCGCTCCGGTGGCCGCTCCGGTGGCCGCTCTGGTGGTCGCTCTGGTGGCTTAAGCGGTGGTCGCAAACGCAGAGCCTCCAAGAAGTCTAAGAGAGGTGGTGTATCAGGCGGTCGCTCCGGTGGCCGCTCAGGTGGCCGCTCAGGTGGCCGCTCAGGTGGCCGCTCAGGTGGCTTAAGCGGTGGTCGCAAACGCAGAGCCTCCAAGAAGTCTAAGAAAGGTGGTGTATCCGGCGGTGTATCTGGTGGCCGCTCCGGTGGTCGCTCTGGCGGCTTAAGCGGTGGCCGCAGACGCCGCGGTGCCGTAAGAAAGTCCAAGAGAGGTGGTGCCGTTGAAGTAGCGGTTCACTTAGGCGCCAAATACCCTTGCGGTGCTGGTGCCAGACCCATCAAGGAAGAAGACTTACAAAACTATGTATTAAACCCTGCTGGTGCTTTTGCCGTCTTCAGACTTGAAGACAAGTCTCTCCACGAAATGCCCTCCACACCCAGCAACAAAGTACCTGCCGGTGCTTTAATCGTAGCCAAGTCCGCTGCCCCTAAGGCTCCTGCTCCTGCCCCTGCCCAAGCGTAAATAGTTATGTCTATGTAATTTTATAAATTATAAATTATAATTTATAAAAAATTGTTCCGTTGCTAAGCTTAGCTTCCTACTAATTTTTATTTAATTATTATTTCCAAGAACAATTAAATAAAAATTGTTCTCTCGCTAAAGCTCGCACTAATTTTTTATTTTGTTAATCTGAAGGATTAACAAAATAAAAATTGTTCTCTCGCTAAAGCTCGCACTAATTTTTTATTTTGTTAATCTGAAGGATTAACAAAATAAAAAATTGTTCTCTCGCTAAAGCTCGCACTAATTTTTTATTTTGTTAATCTGAAGGATTAACAAAATAAAAAATTGAATAAACATAATTTTAATATAAAGACATAATTCCTATATAATAAACATTATGGATTCCTCAGCAAAAAGTTTAGGTCAAAAATACCAAAAAAAGACCCCAATCCAACATATCTTGGATAGACCTGATACCTATGTAGATAGTTTAAAGGTTCAAGAAGATGTAATGGATATATATGATGATGATCTAATGAAAATAGTCAAAAAGAATATTAAGTCTGTTCCAGCATTATATAAAATTTTTGATGAAATTATTGTAAATGCTTTTGATCATACAAAGACTGATCCGACATGTGATACAATTAAAGTTTCCATTGATAAAGAAAAGAATGAAATTTCTGTATTTAACAATGGAAAGGGCATTGATGTAGAAATTCATCCAGAACATAAGATTTATATTCCAGAATTAATTTTTGGTGAACTATTAACATCAACAAATTATGACGATACTGAAGCCAGAACAACTGGTGGAAGAAATGGATATGGTGCTAAATTAACAAATATTTTTTCAACAAAATTTGTAGTAGAAACTGTTGATGAAGAGAGAAAGAGAAAGTTTAATATTGAATTTTCAGACAATATGAGTAAAAGAACCAAGCCAAAGATTACTGATTATAAACTTAAATCTTATACTCAAATTACATTTGTTCCCGATCTTAAGAAATTTGGATTAGATAATTTATCAGATGATATTATTGGTCTTTTTAAGAAGCGTGTCTACGACATAGCTGGATTAGGTGAAAAGCTCAAAGTATTTTACAATGATAAGAAGATTGAAACAAATAACTTTAAGAAGTATATTAGCTTATATTATCCAGATGAAGAATTAATTTTTGACGAACAAGAAAGATGGAAAGTTGGAGTTATCTATAAGCCTGATAATAACTTTGAGCAAAAGAGTTTTGTAAATGGCATTTGTACTTATAAGGGAGGTAATCATGTAGAGTATGTGATGAAAGGAATTATTAAAAAGGTTAAAGATGCTATCTTAAAGAAGAATAAAGATTTAAAGATAAAAGATGAATTAATTAAAGAAAACTTAATTGTATTTATTGATTCAACAATTGTAAATCCTGCGTTTTCATCTCAAACCAAAGAAGAACTTAAAACAAAACAATCTGAATTCGGGTCAACTTATGAAATGAATGATAAGATTGTAGCCAAGATTGTTAAGTCAGGAATCGTAGAATTTATTATTGACTTAGCAAAGAATAAAGAAAAGTCTATTCTAAAAAATACTGATGGAAAGAAAACTAATAACATTAAAGGTATTCCAAAGTTAGAAGATGCTGAATGGGCTGGAACTAAGAAGTCAAATCAATGTCGTCTAATTCTTACTGAGGGAGATAGTGCTAAAGGTCTTGCGATGGCTGGTAGATCCGCAGTAGAAGAAGGTAATTGCAAGTATGGAGTTTTTCCTCTAAAAGGAAAACTATTAAACGTTCGCGAAGCTACATCTAAACAATTACTTGAAAACGAAGAAATTATTAATATTAAGAAGATTTTAGGTCTTCAACATAATAAAGAATATTCTACGGTATCAGAACTACGATATTCTTCTGTAGTAGTCCTTACGGATCAGGACAGCGATGGGTACCATATCAAAGGACTGCTAATGAATTTTTTCCATTATTTCTTTCCAAGTTTATTGAAGTTAAACTTTATTCATTCTTTAGCAACACCCATTGTAAAGGCAGTTAAGGGTAAAGATACGAAAACATTCTATAACTTAACAGAATATGAGGATTGGAAGAAGAAGGTGGATACAAATACATGGCATATTAAGTATTACAAGGGATTAGGAACATCAAATAGAGAAGAAGCAAAAGAATATTTTAATGACTTTGAGAAGAAGTTAATTAAGTATACTTATGCTGAAAAATCTTTATTTCCAATAGATGAAATAAAGGGTGGAAACATTGAGGACGGCGAGGATTTGGCTGAAAGTGAAACATCTTCAAAGAGATCCACTAAAAAGGGAACAACAAAGAAGTTAAAAACAACAACAGTAGAGGATACAAATAAGGAACATGTTTGTTATGAGGCAATGACATTAGCTTTTGATAAAAAGAGAGCGGATGATCGTAAAGATTGGTTAAAGAAATATGATCGTAATAAGATTCTACAAAATGATTTAAAAGAAATTCCAATTTGTGATTTTGTTCACAGAGAACTAATTCACTTTTCAAATGATGATATCAATCGTTCTATTCCAAGTGTAGTAGATGGTATGAAACCATCTCAAAGAAAAGTTCAATTTGGTTCTATCTTAAGAAAGCTAAATAAAAAGCAAGATGAAATCAAGGTAGCACAATTATCTGGTTTTATTTCTGAAAAGACTTCTTACCATCACGGTGAAGCATCTCTTCAAGGAACAATTGTAGGAATGGCACAAAACTTTGTAGGATCAAATAACTTAAATCAATTACACCCATCTGGACAATTTGGAACTAGGTTACTTGGCGGCCACGACTCAGCGTCTCCAAGATATATCTTTACATATTTAGAGGAGTGGAATAGATTAATCTTCAGGCCCGAAGATGATGCTATTTTAACATATCTAAATGACGACGGAACACCAATTGAACCTGAATACTATGTTCCAATTATTCCGATGGTATTAGTAAATGGGGCTCAAGGAATTGGAACTGGATTTTCAACTACTATCTTACAATATAATCCAATTCAGATTATAGATAACCTCCTTCTAATGATGGAAAACAAGCCAATCAAAGAGATGCTTCCATGGTATAGAGGGTTTAAAGGTAAGGTTGAAAAGTCTGATAATGGATTTAATATTAAGGGAAATTACAAAGTGGATAAGGAGAGAAGTAGTATTGTAATTACCGAATTACCAGTAGGAACATGGACAACCAATTACAAAGCACACTTAGATAAGCTTGAAGAAGATAAAGTTATTAAAGGGTATAAGGATAAGAATACGGATGAGACTGTATTCTTTGATATCCAACTAACAGATGATAACTTGTATGATCTAATAGAAAAGAAGAAATTAGAAGCAGTATTTAAGTTAACGAATAAGGAAACAACTACAAACATGCATTGTTTCAATAAGAAAAGTGTAATTAAGAAGTATGATACAATCTATGATATCTTAAAGGAGTTCTATGAAGTAAGATTAGATTACTACAAGAAGAGAAAGCAATATCAATTAGATGAATTGGAGAAGGAATTGAATGTATTAGATTGGAAGATGAAATTCATTGAAGGAGTTATTGAAGGAACAATTATAGTTAATAATCAAACAAAGGATAAGATCAATGAACAATTAACAAAGTTAGAATTTCCCAAACTATCAGAGAATAAATCATATGATTACTTGGTTCAGATGCCAATTTATTCTTTATCAAAAGAGAAGATTGATGAATTACAAAAGAAGATAGATAACTTGGAAGAGGAAATGGAGTTAATTCAAAAGACCACCGAGACAGATAGATGGAAGAGTGAATTAATGGAATTAAGAAAAGTAATTGAGAAGGTATATAAGACAAGTGAAGTAGTTGAGGGAGAAAAAGTCGTTGTTAAAGGCAAAGTTAGAATTAATTTATAGATAAGAATTTATTTATAATAATATTATAAGAATATAATGTTTGGTTCTAATAATTATGATAATGGAGTTATTTATCCATTGTTAAGATGTATGCGTATATTGACTCATCGTCAGAAATTAAATTTAATAGAATATTATGAAGCAGCAAAGTCTACATTTCACACAATATATGTAGATGATTTATATGCTAGACAATTAAATGGAAAGGTTGGAGATATTATCTGTATTGCTTCTGATAAAAAAAATGTTTATAGATTAATTGTTCCTTATTAAAAAAATTTATATAATATATTTTATTATATGAATTATTCATTAATTATATTTATAGTTTTACAATTTATTGTATTATTATTATTAAATGTTGAAAAATTATGGACTTTATTTGATTATGCTCCAAAAGATATTATTGCTATAGCTTATGTTGATGCTAAAGGTATTAAAGGATCAGTTTATTTTACTGAAAACGTGACAGATGTAACAATAAAAATTGACATGACCGGCTTACCAAAAGATAAAGAATTAGGATTTCATATACATGCTGCGGGTGATTTATCAGATGGATGTACATCAGCATGCGCACACTTTAATCCATTTAATACAGTACATGGAGGAAAAGATTCAATAATCAGACATGTAGGAGATTTAGGAAATATTAAAACAGATAAAAATGGAGAATGTCATATGATATTTAATGATCATATGATAAAATTAAGAGGATATAAACAAAATATAATTGGTAGATCTATTGTTATTCATGAAAAGAAGGATGATTTAGGATTAGGAGGAGATGCTGAGTCATTAAAGACTGGTAATGCTGGAAAGAGAATTGCTTGCGCGGTTATAGGATATGCGAAAGAATCATGCACCTAAAAATTATACATCAAGATCTGCTTTTAATTGTAAGTATTTAGCTTTATATTTGAGGTATTTTACATAGAATCCACCTTTAGTAGAAGAGGCAGATGGAGAAGCAGATGGAGAAGCAGATGGAGAAGGGGATTTAGAAGCAGCAGCTTTAGCTTCATCTATACGTTTTTGTAAGCGTGTCATTTTATCATCTAATATTTTATTATTTTTTTGTAAATCTAAAATTTTTTTGTGTAAATCAGCTTTCTTGGTAGCATCAGTTTCTTTAGAGATAGCTTCGGTATGTTTTTTAATTAGTCTTTCTCTTACTGCTTTTCTACTTACGTATTCTCTCATTAATTGACTTCTTGTCTTACGAACAGGAGTGTGAGTCTTAGCAGATGACTCTGTTTTAGGAGCAGCGGGAGAGGCAGCAGGAGAAGCAGCAGGAGAGGCAGCGGCAGGAGCTTTAGTATTTGATAGTAACATATATATATTATTAAAAGATTAAAAAATTAAATTATTTTTTTCAATTAAATCATTATTATATTTTATAGAATTTGTAGCAAACATTTGATATTTATCTAAAGTTGTTCCAATAATATGTCCAATTCCATGTGTATCTTTTTCTAATAACATTGATAATATACCAATAATAATCGTACGCATTCTCCACAACGGATTCCATTCTCCCTCATGATAAGTTGATATATTATAACATATTTTACGAGCAATTTCAAATCTACCATTTGGAGTTAGCCATTTAAAATCTGGAGCCTTAAAAGGATAACCTTCATGTAATTTTATATGTAAAATATATTCTCCTTGTTTAAATCGTTCGTCATCTAAATTATGATATTTTATATACCAATCCATAATATTATCTTCACCTATACAAACAGAATATTGTTTATCGGGATTTTTTTTAATTTCTTCAATTTCTTTCATAATACGATTTGTATTTGTAGTCATATTAATAATTATATTATAATTATTAATATCATTTTATATTAACTCTATTTTTTATGAAATAGGTGAAGTAGTTGTTGGAGTAGGCTTACTTACACTACTTACAATATCTTTAGTTGTGCTTACGATACTACTTGCGCCATCTTTTACTGTTTTAATAACTCCAGGTGCTTTAGTTTTAACAGTGCTTACTACACTACTTGCTGTTTCTTTAACCTTTTTAATAACAATAGGACTTTTTTCTTTTGCTATTCCAACGGCTCTTAAAGCAGTATTTTTAATTGTTTTTGCTACTTTAATAATATCTTCTTGTAAGTTTCTTTTTGGAGAACTTACTTTTTTAATAAGGATTGGGACATTAGGTGATGTATTTGTATCAATTGCTGAACTATTAATTTTTAGATTATCGCTCTCATAGATAAACTTTTTAAAATTAACTTTAATAATGTAGCTACTTGCGTATGTATTCATTAAATGTGATGATAACCATATTATAAAAATGATACCAATATAAATTTTATAAGTATTTATTCCTGCTAATAAAAAATTCATTTATATAATACAAATATAAATTATTTTGATTCAACAGATAAATCAATACTTGATAAAAATTTAAAATGACGTTTTTTCTTTCTAAGAGTTAAAAAATTTATAATTTGTTCTAATCTTGCAGGATAATACATTGCTAAGAACGCATATATAGCATATAATAATACTAAGAATAAAATAAATGTTATAAAAGCGCGATGCGTTATTATTTTATAATAATCTATATTTACGATATATAAAAATGCTGATATTATCATTGGCACAATAGTGTTTACAAATGCTTGAGCATATGGTGTTCCAAATTCTATAATTGTTTTAATATATATTCCAGTTTGATCAAGAAAGTCTTTTAATAAACTCATTATATAAAGTTGTAATATATTTTAATTTTAAATAAATATAGAAATATAAAAAGAATATGAATATGAATACAAATATTTTCATATTATGTGCTGGAAAAGGATCCAGATTTGAATCAATTTATCCTAAACCATTAAATTTAGTGCTTGGAGTGCCTATGATTTATCACACAATTAAATCATTGAATTTAGATAGATTCGGAAACTATAAATTATATATCATATACAATAAAAGGTTAGATAATTGTAATTTTAAGCAGATTCTTATTAACATGTTTCCAAGTATAACATTTAATTTTATTTTAATTGATTACATAACACGTGGAGCATCTGAAAGTGCTTATATTGGATTACAAAACGTATATAATCAAATAGATGATGGAAATATTATTTTTTTTGATAATGATACAATATATCCTGAAAATACTCACGAATATCTAAGTGTCCAATATGATAGTAATTTTATCCTTACTAATTTTAATCATGAAAAAGATGCTATATATTCATACGTATCAATCAATAAAGATAATTATATTGAAAAGATAAAAGAAAAAGAAAAGATAAGTGATTTAATATGTATTGGTGGATACGGATTTAAAAATAAGGATGAATTTATAGATACATTTAAATTAATATTAAATGAAAATCAAAAGACAAATAATGAATTTTATATGAGTTTGATTTATGAGTATTTATTAAAAACAAAAAAAGATATTTTAAATATACCAATTAATCAGATAACCAGTTTAGGAACCCCCTCGCAATTAATAAATGATTCTACTCTCCATCATTATACAAAAAAATTAAGATATGTATTTGATTTAGATAATACATTAGTTACATATCCAGTAATACCAAAAGATTATACAAGTGTTTTACCTATTAAGAAGATGATAGATTTAGTCCAACATTTAAAAAACAATGGGCATTATATTATTATTTATACAGCAAGAAGAATGGCCACACATGGTCATAATATAGGAGCAGTTATTAAAGATATTGGAAGAATAACATTTGATACCTTAGAAAAATTTAATATACCTTATGATGAATTAGTATTTGGAAAACCTCTTGGTGATATTTATATAGATGATAGAGCATATAATCCTTATGATGAAAGATTATATAAATTAATTGGAGAATATAAGTTAATCAATGATGATGTTGAGAATAAGATTAATAATAATAAGTATAATGAAATTAAATGTATTGATGAAAAAATCATAAAAAAAGTTGATAAAAGTATTGGAAGAGGTGAATTGTATTTTTATGAAAACCTTCACTTACTCGGAGATCTACAAAAATATTTTGTTAAATATAATGGTTATACCTTAAATAATCATATTGAATTAAATTTAGAAAAAATAAATGGTATCCCTATATCATATTTGTATATTAATCAAACATATAGTATAAAATTATTTAAGAAACTATTAGAGTCTTTAAAAGAAATACATGAAATTAAATTAGATAATTTATTAGATCAAATAGAATATAAAAATAATTATTTAATAAAATTAATTAATAGATTTGAAGATAAGACTATTTATAATTTTGAATCAGCAGATAGCATATACAATAAATTAATTATAAAATTAAAAGATTATTTTAGTAGGATATCTAATAATATAACCTCAGTTATTCATGGAGATTTTTGGTTCAGTAATATTTTAATATCTTATAAAGATGAATATAAGTTTATAGATATGAAAGGTCTTATAGGAAATACAAATACTCTCAGTGGAGATAAAGTCTATGATTATGCAAAAATATTACAAAGTTTAATAGGTTTTGATTCAATTTTATATGATAAAGAAATTGATATAAACTATAATAAGATATTTATAGATTATTTTAAAGAATGGCTGGGTATGAATGAGAAGATTGATTTTGAAGATGTAAAAACAGTTTGTGCTGCTCTAATCTTTGGTGTATTTCATGCCTATAAAGATATGAGTGTAGAAAAGAGAAATAAGATAATAGAATTGGTTAAGGGGTTAATTTAAGTAATTAAAATTTTTATTAACTTTTTCCTTAAAATAATTAACCTTTTTTAAATCTTTTATCAATTTATTTTCATATTTTTTTAAGTAATAAATTAATTTTGTAATACAATACTTTATATCTTCAATTATCTCATTTCTCCCTGGACTAGACCAAGCCGGACCTAATCTAAAACTATAATTTCTAAAATTCTTTAATGGAATTTCTTGAGGAACTATATCACCATCACTATCAATTACAGTATAATCTAAAAAGGATTTTTCATATATATGAGTTAATTTTGATTCTTCTATTGTATTTAATTTATCATAAATTAGCTTCAATTCCTTCATATAATCATATATAGTTTTATTTTCATCATATGGAAATATATAATTTAATTTTAATTTTACATCGTTTATATAATTCACATTTATTTGTTCACAATTAAAAGTAATTTCAGTCATTATATATATATATATTTTTTTTTTATTTTCTTCTTAATAAAGCAATTCTATTAATCGCACCCATCGCATTAAATTTATTAATTTGACATATTTTATCAGTTATCAATTTTATATTATTTTTAATTAGATAATAATATAATAATTGTTCTGGAGATTCAATATGTTCAGAATCATATTTTTTAAAATTTAAATGTAAATGAAATCTACAGTAGGCATCAATAGTTATAATATTACACATAGCAAATCCATCAAATGGAATATCATTTAATATAGTCATATCTATATTAGTTTCATGTTTTCTTCCATGAACAATAATATTATTATTAATAATATCATCAAAATGATCTATTAATATACGATCTAAATCTTCAAAAATTAGATCAGGTCTCAATCTAATATAGATCATATAATTTTTATTAACCATATTATAACAATCTATTACGTTTGATGTTTGATAAAATAATTTATTTATCATTATATTATCCGATACAGGTATACATTTAGAATATTCCTTTATTAAGCATTTTTTAATTTTAATAATTTTTTTAAGATCATTAATATCAAATTTATCATTAGTGTATTTATCAGAAGTTCTATTTCCTATTCCAATAATATCGTATGTACATAGATAATAATCAACTTTATAATTTTTAAAAAAGTTTTTGAATATATTGAGAGTTAGATTATAATTCCGCATAAATCCAGTTATCATTACACAAATTCTTATTTTTTCAAAAAATATATCATAAAAAGAAGATTCTAAAAAATCTGAATTATTATTAATGAGAATATTGAGATAATATTTTTTCGGCTTCTCTAATATTCTGAATAATGGTATAGTTCCAGATAACATTTTTTTAAATTTTATAGTTGTTCCTATATTTTTAGAATGCCAAAAAATATAATTATCGGTTGATAAAAAATCTTCTGTTTTTAATTCAGGTTCATTAAATATTATATCATGAGTAAATATTTCATAATTAGTTATAATATAATTTAGTATTATAAATTGATTAGAGAAATTCATTAAGTTTTTATAAATATAAATATATATTTATTAGGATATGAACATAATAAATTTAATACCAGATATAATTAAAATTTCTTTCAAAAAAGATACTTATACTAATAACCTAATAATTTGTTCTAATTTAGATGATATCCAAAATTATGAAAGTGTTAAAAAAATATGTTTTGTAACTGAAAATCAAAATATATCAATAACTGATTACACAGTAACAAATACTGAAAAAGTATATAATTCTGATTACACAATGATATTCTTAACTAAATCAGATTATATAGATGAAGAAGATATAACATATATAATTGCTGGATATGAATCTCCAATAACTAATGAAACTCGTGTGGTTTGTTATAGTTATGGAAAATTTATACAATCAACTGTAGATCAGCATACTGAAAAAGATAAAGAAAATTTACAAAATGCTGAAAAAAATAAATATCAAACTCATCGTAATATGTATAATCAGATGTATAATATATATAGAGTTTTAGATCAGGTTAATACCAAATACTGTATAAAAAACAGAAGTGATGAATATTTTATTGATCAAGATGAATATATAGATATAATGAAGAATAATAATAAATTGATAACAAATAATTTATTCTTTTACGGTTCTGATTATTATATATCAGATCATTTATTTGGCACAAACACTATAGATTTTAAAAAAATGATACATAATTTAAAAGATATATTAGAAAATAAGAAAAAAGTAGATCAACGATTTTTATCACATACTGAAAAGGTATTTGGTATAGCATATTTATATGATAAATATACAAGTCATGAATTAGTTGCTAATGGAAATAATATCCTAAAAAATAATTTTTATGTATACGCTTGTGATCGTTTTCATGATTATTTAGTAACAACAATGAATGTATCAATTAGTTCTCAACGTGTTAATACTAAATATCAAACCGCACCAGTTGTTATTCAAAAAAAATATAGAGTATTTATAAAGAAACATACAGGATATACTGATATGGATAAAACAGAAGGTAATAATGATAAATTAATAGGAGAAATTAGAATGAGAGTTATGACAATAAATAAAATAGAAGATGTAATTTATTAATAAACTAACAAGGAGCATCGCCCTTAAATTCATCTTTATTATCTTCATCTATAATCATATTATCTAATGCCATACCCGGAGAAACCATTGGTAGAACAGTTTCATTTTCATCAGTAATAATATTTACTACAATTGGACCATCATTATAATTTAGAACATAATTTAATTTTTCTTCTAAATTATCATTTACATCAATACGAATACTATGACAACCCATCGCATCACATACCTTTTCAAAAGGTGGATTATTCATTTTAACACCAATTAATCTATTATTATAAAATTTTTCTTGCCACATTTTAACCATTAATTGATAACTATTATTAATGATTAGAACTTTGATATTAACTTTGTATTCAACGGCTGTTAATATTTCAGTCATTGACATTGTCATTCCTCCATCACCACAAATACATATGACTACATCTTTATCATTTCCTATCTTAACACCAATAGAAGCGGGAACTGCGTATCCCATCGTGCCGAGTCCTCCAGAAGTTAGAAATTTAACTTTAGGAAAATCATAATCAATGAATTGAGCAGCCCACATTTGATGAGCACCTACATCCGCAACAATAGTATAACTATTCATTATTTTATTCTTATTAATAATTTTATTTAGAGTAGAAATAACTTGTCTACCTTGTAATACATTTGATTTAAATGGATAAGAAAATCTTATTTTTTTCCATTGCGCTATTTCGTTATGCCAACTTCTAAATTTATAAGGATCAAATTTATCATTTAATGTTGTAAATTCAACCATATCATGTAATACATTCTTACAATCATCATTAATAAAATGATGTGCTTTAATAACTTTATTAATATTTTTACCAAGTATATCTATATGAATAATTTTAGCTTTCGGAGCAAACTTTTTAGGATCTCCAATAATACGATCATCAAAACGGCTACCAAAATTAATTAATAGATCACAATTTTGAACAGCCATATTAGCATAATAAGATCCATGCATTCCAATCATTTTGAGAGAATTACAACATTCTTCATTATAAGTTCCTAATCCCATTAATGTTGTTGTTACGGGTAGATTATAAAATGTTGACAATCGTCTTAAATAATAAATAGCATCACTTTGATGGATACCATTTCCTGCTAAGATAACAGGTCTTTTAGAATTATTAATTAATTTATTTATATCTTCTGGTTCAATATTTCTACTCCTAACATTTACACCCTCTTCCTTCTCAATATTTAATTCAAGATTTTCATTATATGAATTACTCATGATATTTTTAGGAAGATCAATTAATACAGGACCATGTCTTTTATCTAACATTTTTTTAAATCCATTATCAATCACTGAATTAATATAACGACCATCTGATATCTGATGATTCCATTTAGTACATGGTTTTGATATACCAATTACATCTGCTTCTTGAAAAGCATCTGTACCAATTACAGCTGTTGAAACTTGACCAGTTAATACCATGATAGGAGTTCCATCACATAATGAATCTTGTAAGGGAGTCATAGTATTAATAGCACCAGGACCAGAAGTTACCATGACAATTCCAGGTCTTCCAGTTGATTTAGCAAATCCAGCTGCCATGAATCCAGCTCCTTGTTCGGTGCGAGATAAAAAATAATCTGCTTTATTTTCTTTATGAAGAGCATCTAATACAGGTAAAATCGCACCACCAGGGTATCCAAATATAGCTAATTTTTTATTTAAATTTGATTTGATTAATTGATTAACAACTTTTTTAGCTCCAGATAACATATTATTAATGAATATTATTATACATTAATAATTTAATTATTAGTATTTAAAAATCAATTTTTTTATTTTAATTAATGTGTTGAATTATTTCATTAATTAATTGATCCTTGCTTTTAGGTTTACCATTGATTGATAATGTAATATTATATTTTTTTGCTTCTGTTTTAATATTATTAAGATTTGATTTATTTAATTCAGCTTTTTTAGTTGAAAAATCTAAAGGTGATAATTTCTTTTTGTCAGATGAAACTTTTTCAGATTCAATCTTTTCTATTTCAATCTTTTCAGGGGCTAACTTTTTAGATGCTAACTTTTCAGATGCTACCTTTTCAGATGCTACCTTTTCAGATGCTACTTTTTCAGATGCTACCTTTTCAGATGCTACCTTTTCAGATGCTACCTTTTCAGATGCTACCTTTTCAGATGCTACCTTTTCAGATTCAACCTTTTCAGATTCAACCTTTTCAGATTCAACCCTTTCAGATTCATTAATTATTTCAAATGTTGGTTCGTTTTCTCTATTATTAGATCTTTCCATATTAATAGCATATTTAATGTTATTTACAATATTTTTATAATCTACTTCCTCATCATCTACCGCATTTTCATCATCTACAATATCTTCATCATTTAGACTTTCTGTTAGATTATTTATATCTTTTATAATTTCAATTTCATTTTCTCCATCTTCTTCATCTTCTTCGTCATCTTCTCCTTCTCCTTCTTCATTATCTTCATCGTCTTCATCATCTTCATCATCTTCACCATCATCTTCATCGTCGTCTTCTTTATTTTCTTCATTCTTAGTATTTTTATTTAATTTTATTAAATTAATTTTTTCTTGAATTACTTTTAAATCATTTGTATTTTTAGATGGAACTATTTTTTTAGACTTGTTTTCATCTTTATTAGTTTCGGAATTTGCGGATGTTTCAATTTTAGCACGTTTAACGTCATTTGAATATGTAATAATATTATCAGTTATATCAGTGGTGTTAATAGATGATAAAGTATCTAATACTTTAGGCTTAGTTTTTTTAATAGATAAATCTAAGAAATTATTAAGTTCGTCAAAAGAATTTTTAATTTTATATATTTCTCTTTGAATTGTATAATTTTGATACAATAGGTACATTACTATTAAAAATAATACTACAATAAGAATTAATTGATACATAACTCTTCTAAATATAAAAATACTATAATTTAAACTAAAATTATAATTAAAATAAATAAATTTTATTTATGAAATATATATATATAAATGGATTTTTCAAAAGTTAATAAAAGAGAATTAATAAGTGATCTTGTAAAAGTAGCAACATTTAATATTGTTGCGCATGTATTAATGGGTTCAACTTACAATGAACCAATCCTTGGCGAAAAGTTTATATATTCTTTAATTTTTATCTTACTTGGTTTTGCCGTATATCACGTATTAATTCACAGACGTTTAATGGATTTTGTTCGCAAATGTGAAGGACGCAAAGCTCGTGCTTCATCTACTAAATCTCCAAGTGCTAAAAGTTCTTAAAATCTAAATCATTAAAATTATTAAATTAATAATTTTAATTAAAATTTTCTCTTATAATCCTTTGTTTAATTTATCATTAATATAATCAACGTTTATACCATCAGGTGGCATAATTTTTTTTGATAAATTAAAGTCTTTTAATGTGGTATATTGTTTAGCATATCCTGCGGACATATTAGGACATACAGGACACTTCTTTTCAGTTCTACAAATTGGTGCGGGTGTTAAAGATGGAGCCCATTTATCAGTATTAAGTAGAACGTAATCATTCGTCCATTTTTGTAAGCCATCTCCAAGTGGTTTCATTTTATTATAATTGAATGTATTATATTTCCAATCAGAATTTTTATTAGATTTTTTAATTTTTTCTAATTCTTTTTCTAAATTATTTACTCTATCAGATAAGATTTGATTTATACCTTTAAATCCGATTTTTGCTAAAGTAAATGGGGAACTTGATTTTAATCCCTTAAAACCTAATTTAGATAAAATATTAGATGATCTTGATGCTAATCCTTTTTTTAAAGCAGCTTTCTTTGCATCTTGTTCTGCTCTAATTGAAGCTATTTCTTTAGCAAATGCTTTACTTTTATCAGAATCTTTCATTTTTGATACTAATTTATCTTTCTTTGCTAAAGTATCTTTCCATTTTTTGTCTATTTTACGAAGCACATCAATTAATACTCTATTATCATTCTTTTTATAGGTATTTGAAAATGGATCACTATTAATTGTGCTTAATACTTTATTTTGAACATCTGAACTAGGAATAGTAAAATTTTCATACATTGGTGTATATTTTTCTAATAATACATTAATTAATTTACCTGTATTTGATAAAGGTGGAAGTTTTTCTATCTTAGGAGTTGACTTTGGAGTTGATTTAGGGGTTGATTTAGGAGTTGATTTTGGAGTTGATTTAGGAGTTGACTTTGGAGTTGATTTAGGAGTTGACTTTGGAGTTAATAATTTAGATGGTATATTACTTAGAGTTGTTCCAGGTTTAATCTTTTTTAATAACTTCTTTAGAGATTTAGGAGATTTTCTTAATATTTTTTTTAATTTAATTAAGTCTTTTCTTAATTTTCTTTTTAATGATCTTCTCTTGGATGATCTTCTCTTAGATGATCTTCTCTTAGATGATCTTCTCTTAGATGATCTTCTCTTAGATGATCTTCTCTTGGATGATCTTCTCTTGGATGATCTTCTCTTGGATGATCTTATCTTT